TTAATGCTTCACAATTAGTAGATGCATCAGTCACAAATGCTAAACTGACTAACTCAACAATAAGTGGTATTTCTTTAGGTTCTAATTTAGCAACCTTAACAATTGGTACTGGATTAAGTGGAACTTCATATAATGGTTCATCAGCCGTAACAATTGCAAATACCGGTGTAACTTCAAACGTAGCAGGTAGTGGTATTTCAGTAAGTGGTGCAACAGGTGCGGTGACAATTACAAATACGGGTGTTAGAAGTATTGCAGCTGGAACGGGTGTATCAGTAAGTGCTACGACAGGCGATAATTGTTCTATTTCAATCGGACAATCAGTAGCAACATCAGCATCACCAACTTTCGCAGGTTTAACAATTAATGGGTCAATATCAGCAACTGGTGATATTACAGCATTTTATTCTTCAGATAAGAGATTTAAAGATAATGTAGTTGTAATAGAAGATGCATTGGGTAAAGTTAAAAAATTAAGAGGTGTTAAGTGGGAATGGAATGATTCAGCTAGTGAAGTAACTAAAGCATCACCAAATACAGGTCTTATCGCTCAGGAAGTACAAGAAGTATTGCCTGAAGTAGTTAAAGAAAGAGAAGATGGATATTTGGGATTGGATTACGCTAAAATGGTAGGTCTTTTAGTTGAAGCAATTAAAGAACAACAAATTCAAATAGAAAATCTCAAAATTGGATTAACTGAATGCAAAAAACAAAAAGGGTTATAATTTAATGTACGATATTTATTACACCACTGCTGGAGGCCCTTGGTTCAACAGCGGTGCTGATGTATGGGTAACCGAATGGATTAAAGAAGTGGCACCTCACTTAGATGTGAAGCCACTTCTACTTTTCCATAGACATAAACCACAAAATTACGAAGAATTCTTAATTGATATTGACCATATATGGGAAACATCTGAAGATGAAATCATAAAAATATTAGATGGTGCTAGAAGGATTCACATATTGCATGGTCATTACACTCCAACCAGAGCTATACATCAAAATTTGGAAAAAATTAATTCAATTGTTTTCCACAATTTGACTAAAGTGTCTTTAATGGCACAAATGAAAAAAGATGAATATCTACATTGGTATGGTAATTGGGAATATGAAAACGAATTAATTAACAAAATTAAAAAGAAAGTATGGGTAGGATTATATTATTTCCCATACGAAACTGAAAACTTATATCACATTCCAAATGTCTATGAGTTTAAACAAAATAAAGAACTTTCAGAATCTACAACTATTGGCTATGCCGCTAGAGTAGAAGGAAGAAAAAATGTTGAATATATGGATGGATTGGGCGGATACATTTTTACTAATTCAGAAACATTCAACAAATATTATAAAAACAAATATGGATACCGATTCGAAAAATCAAAAGTTTATAAGTTTGATTTCAAATATAAAGAAAGGTTCTACGGACTTGATTGGGGAATATCTCATTCTTGCTTTGAATATGAACCATTTGGATACGGAATTTTTGAAGCAGTGGATTGGGGTAAACTTCCAATACTACACGAAAGATGGCACGTACCACTTGATTATAAATACAAAGCGTTTGACAAGGAAACATTTAAGCAGACCTACGAAACGATTTGTAATGATGATTACGAAACCCGTAAAAGAGAGTTTGAAAAACTTAAAAAATGGATGATTGAATACTTTTCAAACAAAGATATATGGAAACAAAAACTTTTAGATATTTATAACGGAGAATAATACCAAATAATATGCCAAAGACAAATTTATCATTAGGTAATTTATATAGAGCAGTTAGCGGCTCAGTAAGAGTTTCTGAAATAGTATCTTTAGGAGGGCTTGCCGGTTCTGCTGCAAATAGTTCTTTAGGTTCATTTGCAATTGATTCCGTAACGGTCAATTTACCCACATTCACATATATAGTAGAATCAACAGATGAGAGCGCTACATTTAGTTTTAGCAGTGCAGGAACATTACATACATCAAAAGTTGCAACAGTTGCTAATAATTATACGTGTTCATTTAATAATGCAAACTTTACTGTACCATCATCAACATTAGGAGGTTCTCCTTCGTTTACAATTAGGCCAGCTGCAATAAATCAATCAAATTATTCAGAAGCATCTTCTGTATTAACTATGAAATATGAGGATGGTTTTAATTTGAATGCTACAAATTATGGTTCAGTATCTACTAAAACATTATATGCAGTAGATGTTTATAATACAATCAATCAAGAAGATTTTTGTTTATTATTTGGTACAAAGGTAACAAAGGCAGATGGTACTGTAGTAAATGTTGAAGATTTAGTAATTGGTGATTCTATTAAAGCATGGGTGCCATCAAATTTGCCAGATGAAGATTTAGATTCTAATAGTGAGCAGGTTGAATGGAGATTTCATATGCTTGAAGAAAATGATGGTGAAGCACAAAACGTATTAGTATCTGATTTAGTATTTAACTTTGCAAGTGGATATTTCTCAATTAATAATGGTTTAATAAAAGCAACTGGAACACATCCATTGTGGGTATTTGATAACGAAGTTCAAAAATATAAATTTAAATTAGTTGAACATATATTACCAGGAGATAAATTGGTAAAATATGATGATATAAATGGTGTTAGTGAAATAGAAGTAACAAATATTCAAATTATAGAAGAAGATACGGAAATTGTTACAGTGAATGTAGAACAATCGGATGTTTACATAGCAAACGGATTTATTTCACATAACAAAGGACAAGCTACACAACCACCAATACCGGCATCCGGTTTAAGAATGTACTTAGACCCATCCAAAACAGCATCTTTCCCTGGTAATACACTACCATCAACAGGTACACCAACAAATGACTGGTTAGATTTATCAGGATTTGGAACAGGTGTTAGACCTTCTGCACAATCACCAATGAGTAGAAGTGGTGGTAACCCATCATATAATAATGGAGGTAGTAGAAAAGAAAGATACTATTCATTTGATGGTGGTGATTTATTTTTCAAAGATACATCATCAAATATAAGTGGTGGTAGTACACAATTTAACACTTCAGCATATAGTATTGGTATGTGGATTAGAGTAACATCACATCCATCAAGTGGGTATTACCAATTATTTGGAAAACAAAGTACGAGTGGTGTAGCAAATAGAATAATATCATTGTATTTATATTCAAATAATAATGGTACTTATTATTTACATGATGGGACTAACGTACAGGGTAATAGTACTACCTTTAGTATGAGTACTAACGTTTGGTATTTTATTGGATACACTGCGGCACAAAATGGTACAAATGTGTTCTATGTAGATAATAGTACAAAAGGAACGGTATCTAATGGGTCTTTAACATATACCACATCAGCACAAGTAATGATTGGCGGTAATCAGGTAGAAGATTCTTATTTCTATAATGGTCAATTAGGACCTGCATTATTTTACAATACACAACTTAGTGGAACGGATATGGGATATATTTATTCTCATTTCTCACCAACATACAAATAAATTATTTTTGTTGTTTTGAAATAAAAGATTATATTTATAGTAGACATTAAAAAAAAATAAATAAGCATAAAATGGCAGAAAAATTAGTATCACCAGGAGTTTTCACAAAAGAGAACGACTTATCATTTTTACAACAAGGTGTAGCAGAAATAGGAGCATCATTCATCGGCCCATTCTTAGAAGGACCATTAGTTCCAACTATCGTAAATTCTCAAGCAGATTTAGAAGCAATGTTTGGTAAAGCTGATGGAACATATTATACACCATTAGCAGCACAAAACTATTTGAGAGAAGCAGGAACTGCAACTATTTGTAGAGTAGCTGGTGTAGGTGGATATTCCGAAGAATCACCATTGTTGTTAACTGTACAATCAGGTTCAGTAACACAATCAGTAGGTATTCTTTTTAATAGCGTATCAGCATCTAACGCAGGATTTGCAGGTACAACTATGGATACAGATGATGAGGGAGATTTCTTATTATCAGGTTCTAACGCTGGTTTATTATCAGCATCTTTAGACCCACAGGATACAAATGATATCGAAGCAGTATTTGGTACATCTGCATTTGGTTCTAAAAAACCTTATGTATATGGATTTTTCAAAAATACATCTATTACTTTTGATTCTAATGCAAGTGCATCTGTAACTGTATTAGATGACCAAAATTTTGGATTTGATGCACAAGAAGCATTAACACCAATGATTAAATCACAACAAATTAGTGGTGAAAGATTTGACCTTTTCCAATTTGAAACAATTGGTGCAGGTAACGCAGCAAATAATAAAATTAAAATAGGTATTTCAAATATTAAAGCAGCTGGTAGTGTAAATGGTACTGATTATGGTATATTTACTGTGACTGTAAGAGCATTTAGTGATACAAATAAAAAGAAGAGTGTATTAGAAACATTCGCAAATGTTAACTTAGACCCTAATTCTCCTAACTATATTAGTAGAGTAATCGGTGATAGAAAATTACAAATTAGTAGTGCTGGTAAAATTACAACATCAGGTGATTGGGCAAATCAATCAAAATATGTTAGAATTCAATATTTAAATACTGGAGCACCTGTACAAGCAGTACCGTTCGGACACGCCGCATATAAATTACCGATTTCAGCATCTTCAGCAGTAGGTGCTAATGTTCCTGCAGTTTCATTTATAACTTCATCAGCAACACAATTCGGTGGTATTGATTTAGATGGTAATATAGATAATAAAATCTATATGAAACCGATTCCAAATGGAGCAGGTGTAGGTTCAAATTCAGTATTTGGATTGGATGTATCAAATGGTGGTTCTCTATCAGTAACTTCTTCAGCAGCACAATTTGTTGTAGCATTCCAAGAAGGATTTGATGGTATGAATCCAGCAACTCCAATCTACAAAGGTTCTGATATTTCAGCTGGTAATACACAAGGATTTAACTTATCATCTTCTACA